CGGTGGCAAAGTGCATAGAGGTAGACGAGCAGAATATGAAGTATGAGTTAAGTGAGTTTGTAAAGATGGTTGCCAAGCACGAGGGCATGGTGCTTGAACCTTATAAAGATAGTTTAGGCATAAGCACAATCGGTATCGGAAGAAATCTTGAAGATCGTGGTATTACAGATACCGAGTTAGAATATATAGGCAAGACCATCGAAGATATCTTAGAAGTAGGTCTTACCGAAGAAGAAGCTTACTATCTTTGTATGAACGACATAGCTATTGTAGAAAAAGAATTACTTGAAAGAAAACCTATTGTAAACCAACTTGACCAAGTGCGACAAATGTGTCTCGTAGATATGGGATTTAATATGGGTGTTCCTCGTCTTATGAAATTTGTTAAGATGTGGGGAGCTATCGAGGTGGGTGATTTCTACGAAGCAAGTGAGCAGATGCTTGACTCACGTTGGGCAAGACAGGTTGGAAAACGCAGCGAAGGTTTAGCAGAAATGATGAAGTTGGGGTATGAGTTTTATGGTAAGTAAAAGATATCAACAACCAAGACCTGCACAGCAAGACAATAATGTGTTTGACGATGAAAGAACTAAAAGAAAAGTTTATGATCACTATACTGGTGTTTTAGGTAAAAAAGAAAAACCGTTTTCTAAAATGCCAGTTATTAAACGAAAAACAGTTTTAATGGGTACTAAAACATAATGGACAAGAAACGATGCGAGACTTGCGAATGTTACGAGTGCGACTGCGAGGATTGTTCTTGCGATTGCCATCACAATGATAGAGTTTCTACTGATCTTCATGATAGACGACAGAATAGTGAATCAGACACAAAGATTTAAAAGTGTTGATGATTGTTTGTATTTTGCAGAACGTTTGACTAGACAACCTGCAATACCACACGAGGATGGTAATAAAAAAATAACAGCATATTGTAAACCAATAAACAGGTAGGGGGAATACCATGTTAGCAGAATTAGCTGCGGCCAACGCTGCTTTCGGAATAATAAAACAATTCGTATCCAACGGAAAAGAGCTAAGTGGATGTGTACAACAGATATCGGATTTTGTATTTTCAAAAGAAGAGTTAGAAAAGAAAGCAAATAAGAAAAAAGCGAAAGGTGGAAGTACAGATTTAGAAGAGTTCATGGCTCTTGAGCAAATACGAGAAAAAGAAGAAGAACTCAAGAAAATGATGATTTATTTAGGCAGACCCGGACTTTGGCAAGATTGGCAAAGATTCCAAGCTGAAGCTAGAAAGTCAAGACGCTATCAAGAAAAAATAGCACAAAAGCGTAAAGAAGAACTTATGGAGTATCTAGGATACGGTATTGCTTTCATAGCTATAGTATTTTTTGCAGGTTTATTAGCATGGTTTGCAGGTAAGTGGATAGGTAGATTTTAACAGGTAAATGTTGACAAATCAACAGTCTATCTGTATAATTTTAAAAAGGAGTACCCCTATGAAAAAACTAGCCGCACAAGCATTAGCTTTTCAATACCAACTACAAATTGAAAATGCACAAGCTGTATTAAACAACAATAACGCAGCTTTAAATTTGGTCGATCAAGCACTACACGAAGTCATAAATGCAAACGAAAAATTAAAAGTTTTGAATACCATGATGCAGAACGTAGTGAAAGAAGTAGAAAGTGAAAAAGAAGAAAAGAGATCCTAAAGTTGGTACAGGCAAAAAGCCAAAAGGTAGTGACAGACGTTTATACACAGATGAAAACCCTAAAGACACGGTTAGCATCAAATTCGCTACACCTGCTGATGCCAGAGCAACGGTTGCAAAAGTTAAAAGAATCAAGAAACCGTATGCGAGAAAGATACAAATTCTTACAGTCATGGAACAACGAGCAAAAGTGATGGGTAAGACAGAAGTCGTAGCAATAGCAAAACGAGCAAAAGAACAACTAAAGAAAGCACGTAAGAGTGGGTAAGTACCAAGTAATCAAACTAAAAAAAAAATTTACGATTACTAATACCGATTGATACCAAACCTTACAAACTACTGACTCCACAGCAAGTAGCAGACATTAACAAAAAACTAAATAGTCCAATTCGTAAAGCCAAAAAAAGAAAAGATTATTTAGAAACTAAAAAAGTTCAAGAGAAGCTAAAACATGGCGAGCAGTTATCTAGTATTAATCAACAACGTACTAAGAGATCTAAACGAGGTAGAGCTAACAAGCTCTAACTTTTCTGCATCAAGAGGTATACAAACTGCAGTAAAAGATTATGTTAATCGTGCAATAGATGACATAATAAATGCAGATACCGAATGGCCCTTTACTGTTGTTAACAAAACTTTTACGACCACTGCAGGCACACGTCTTTATACTAGATCTGCACTAAGCACAACAAATACAAAGACAGTAGACTTTGATAGTTTTACGTTTCTTGAAGCTGCAGACAAGAAAGAGACCACTCTTGAATTCATAACTTACAGTGAGTATCTTGACAACTACCACGAGCGAGATACAGATCCGACAGGTAACTCACGAGCCATACCAGTGTATGTCTACGAAGATCCACAAAACAACATAGGTCTGTCTCCTGTGCCTGATAAAAGCACATACACCGTAAAATATTATTACTACGCTACACACACAGCATTAAGTGCATCGACAGATGAGTCATCCATACCTGAAAGATTTGAAAACGTAATAATAGAACGAGCAAAGTATTATGCGTTTACTTTACGTGGTGAAGTTCAAAACGCACAACTTGCACAGATGCAATTTGAGAAATCAATTAAACGTATGCGTGTGGAACTAATTAACAAACAACTTTATATGAGAGCCGTCTAATGCCAGAGCTAAGTCAGACAGGTGCGTTTCCATTTGTATGTGAAGGTGGGTTAGTTCTTAACCAATCTACATTTATAATGAAACCCGGTCAAGCACTTGAGCTTCTTAACTTTGAACCTGATATCGAAGGTGGCTACAGAAGAATAACTGGCTTCAGCAAATACGTTACAGCAGTTGTACCACAGACAAGTGCATCAAGTGAAGAAGTCTTGATGGTTGCAACATTCGGATCAAGTGTTGTTGCAGCGAGAGGTGAAAAGATATTTAGTGCTACTCCGGGTGGTTCAAGTTGGACAGAACGTGATACTGGTAGAAGTAGTGCAGGCAAGTACACATTTCAAAGATTTAACTTTGATGGCAACGATAAATTAATTGTTGCAGATGGTGCAAATGCACCGACAGTGTTTAACTCATCATTTAGTGCAACAGATGTAAGTGAGAGTTCTGTGTCTGGTGCAAAGTTTGTAACTGCGTTTAAAGATCATATGTTCTATGCAGGCAAGTCAAGCACACCACAAGAAGTTGTATTTAGCCAACCGTTTGATGAAGATGCGTTTAGTAGTGGATCTGGTGCAGGTAGCATTAAGGTCGATGACGTTATAACAGGACTCAAGGTATTCCGTGATAACTTATTTATCTTTTGCGAAAACAGAATATTCCAACTTACTGGATCATCACTATCTGACTTTGCAGTCAAACCTGTAACAAGAAATATAGGTTGTGTAAACGGACAAACCATACAGGAATTTGCAGGTGACCTTATATTTTTAGGTCCTGATGGATTACGTACCATCGCAGGTACTGCAAGAATTGGTGACGTTGAGTTGGGTACAATAAGTTCTAACGTGCAAAGTTTGTTTGATGCTAATTTGTCTGACTCTGGTAATTTTACATCAATCGTAATACCTAACAAAACACAGTACAGAATATTTTTTACAAAAAATGGTCAGGGTGAAAATTCAACAAAAGGTGTAATTTGCGTTCTTAGAGGACAACAATTTGAGTTTGCAGAGATCAGAGGTATTAGACCAACAGCCACAGACACATTTGTATCTTCAGGAGATGTTATAGCCATACATGGATCAGGAGACGGATTTGTGTACAGACAAGAGTCAGGCAATGATTTTGACGGCACTGCTATTTTAGGAAGATATCGTAGTCCAGATCTAACAATGAACGATCCGGGGATACGAAAAAATATGCAAAGAGTAATAGTAAACTTTGCTCCTGAATCATCGATTGATGCAGACTTGTTTGTTAGATATGATTATGAAAGTAAAGACTCAGCACGACCTGCAGCCTACGAATTAGATTCAGGAGACATAGCAGCCATATATGGAACAAGCACGTACGGAACAAGTTCATCTGTGGTAGGAACGTATGGTGGTGCATCACAACCTCTCGTAAGACAACCAGTAGAGGGATCTGGATTTGCAGTGGCTTTACGAGTGAATGATGGGGGAACAACTGCACCTTATTCGTTAAAAGGATTTCAGTTAGAGTATCAACTAGGAGCGAGAAGATAAATGGGAGCAACCTACACAAGACAATCTTCTTACACTGACGGAGACGTTATAACTGCAGCTCATACCAATGATGAGTTCAATCAGTTATTAGCAGCCTTCCAAGCGAGTAGTGGACACACTCACGATGGCACAGCCAACGAGGGAGGTCCTATAACTAAGCTGTTAGGCAATACACTTACGTTTGGTGCAGGAACTGCAGGAACAGATATAACAATTACATTTGATGGTGAAACATCAGATGGTGTCCTTAAATGGATGGAAGATGAGGATTATTTTGAGTTTAGTGACGACATACTTATTGCTTCTACAGAAAAGCTACAATTCAGAGATACAGCTATATACATCAATTCGAGTACCGATGGACAACTCGACCTCGTAGCAGATACAGAGATACAAATTGCTGCCACAACAGTTGATCTCAATGGTAATTTAGATGTATCAGGGTCACTAACATTAGGTGGCACTTCACTAACATCTACTTTTGCAGAGTTAAATATTATAGATGGTGACACTTCAGCAACAGGAACTACACTTGCAGATGCAGACAGAGTTGTAGTTAACGATGAAGGCACAATGAAGCAGGTTGCATTAACTGACTTCGAAACTTATTTTGAGTCTGCATTAGATACATTATCCAATGTAACAACAGTAGGTGCGTTAAACAGTGGTTCAATTACATCTGGGTTTGGTGCTATAGATAATGGTTCATCAGCTATAACAACTACAGGTACAATTACATACGGTAGTCTATCAGATGGTAGCATAACTATCACAGCGTTTGTTGATGAAGATAATATGGCATCTAACAGTGCCACTCTTGTGCCTACACAACAGTCTGTAAAAGCTTACGTTGATACCCAGTTGACTGCAGAGGACTTGGACTTTCAAGCTGATAGTGGTGGTGCGTTAAGCATTGACCTAGACAGTGAAACTTTAACATTTACAGGTGGTACAGGTATTGATACAAGTGGAAGTGGTAACGCTGTTACTTTTGCAATAGACTCTACCGTAACCACATTATCAGGCACACAAACTCTTACGAACAAAACATTAACTTCACCTAAAATAAATGAAGATGTAGCATTAACATCTACTGCAACAGAGTTAAACCTATTAGATGGTGTATCAGGATTAGTACAAGCTGACTTTACAAAATTAGCTGCTGTAGACTCAACTTCTGATGAGTTAAACTTAGTTGATGGCTCATCTGCAGGTACAATAGTAAATAGCAAAGCAGTTATATATGGTTCTAGTGGTGAAGTAAATGCAACAACATTACAAATTGCAGGATCTTCTATTACATCAACTGCAGCAGAACTTAATTTACTAGATGGTGTATCGGGGTTGGTACAAGCTGACTTTACAAAATTAGCCGCTGTGGATGCAACTGCCGCAGAATTAAACATCATGGATGGTGGTACATCTGCAAGTGGCACAACGTTAGTAGATGCAGATAGATTAGTTGCAAATGACGATGGTACAATGAAACAAGTAGCATTGACAGATGTAAAAACATATTTAACCAGTGCAGGTTTTACATCAGATGACCCAACTGCACTTGCAATAGCGTTAGGATAATAACATGGCAAATACATTTAGAGTAGTCACATTCGCTGCCGAACCAAATGCTGCAGGTTCTCCGTATACAATATATACAGTTCCGGGTAGCACAACTACAGTAGTGATTGGACTTATACTTACAAACATACATACATCTCAAGTAACCACAGAAGTAGAGCTTGTATCTACTACATCAGGTGGTGGTAGAGCAGCGAACAACGGAACATCGTTTCTAGTCAAAGATGCACCAATACCTGTAGGTTCATCGCTAGAACTATTGACAGGTGGTAAGGTTATACTTGAGACAGGAGACTTACTAAGAGTAGACTGCTCTGTAGCAGACAAACTAAGTGGCACACTAAGTATCATGGAGATAACATAATATGGCATACATTGGCAACAACGTACCTGCTAACTTCCAAGCTCCACCTGCAGTCGTAAGATTCAGTGGTGATAATTCTGATACGACTTTTGACTTAGGAAGAACAATAGGTTCAGTGCAAGAGATACTTGTAAGTGTTGATGGTGTTGTCCAAGATAGTGCAGCTTACACTGTACCTGATGGCTCAACATTGACATTCTCGGCTGCACCTTCAAGTGGTACTAACAATATCTTTGTGTACTTTCTTGAGTTGGCTGCAGGAACAATTACACCTACAAGTGAGTTCAAAGGTAACTTTAAGAATGGTGGTATGTTCAGAACTAATGCACAAGCCTTAGATACAAACATAACAATACTTGCTACAGAAAATGCACAGGTAACAGGAACACTTACTGTAAATAGTGGGATTACATTAACTGTCAATGATGGTGGAAGGTTGGTGGTGTCGTGAGTAGAATCAAAGTAGATGCCCTACAAGGCACAAGTGGTAGTGATACTGCCATAACATTAAGTGGTGCAAATGCTACTGTTGGTGGTACACTTGCTGTAACAGGTGTCCATACAGTGGGTAACAATGCTATTTACACTTCTGATGCAGGAGGTGTTACACAAAATCTAGTTCAGGGTTTAGCAAAAAGTTTTATACTACAAGAAAACTTAGGTTCTTTTACCACCCACGATAGTTTTAATGTCTCATCAACAAATGACTACGCAACAGGTACAATTCAACCTATCTTTACAAACCCATTTAATAATGCTAATTATATTGCAACTGGTGGTTTTGCATCAGGAATATATAACGGAAGCTGTATGATACCTCACGCATCAGGTAATGATGATGGTTATAATCATTCAACCACAGATTTATATTGCTATATAAGAGGTAATACAAACTCTGGTGCAGACGATTGTGAAAGAATACCTATAACTATTCACGGAGACCTAGCATGAGTACAGTAGTATTAGACACAATCACAGGCAAGTCCACTGCAACAACCATAACCATTGGCTCAACACCTGTAGTTAGTGCAAGTGCCAACTCTATGACTATTAGAGGTGAGGGTAGCAATCAGACAAGTATTCAGCAAGGGTTGTGTAAGGCTTGGATTAATCTAAATGGCACAGGTACTATTGCGACTAGAGACAGTTTTAACGTATCGTCAATAGCAGACCAAGCAACAGGCGACACAAGAGTAACTGTTTCTTCTGCATTTGCCACAACAAACTATTGTACAACTGCATCAGGTGGTGAAAATGCTGATTCATATAGTGGTGGATTGAGAGCAGGTTCTTGTTATATGGTTTCAACTACGGTAGCAGGTGTTGCAATGTCATTTCAAAATGGTGGTGCAACGGATTGTGTTATTAACTGTTCACACATAACAGGAGACTTAGCATAATGGCAAACGGAACAATAGCATTTGATACATTACAGACAAGTGGACAGATAACAGGCACAGCTAAGTCTGTGGATACAGATTTTGTTGTGAATGGTAGTTCTAAACATTGGATAAATTTTACTGGAGAAAGCACTCCTACTGTAAGAGACTCTTTAAATGCAGGAAGCATTACAGATAATGGTACAGGTGACTATACTATTGCTATTACGAACAGTATGGGAAATGGTAATTATAGTATAAGTACAGGTTTAGCATCATATAATGGTGATGCCGATTTCAGATTTCCTACTTTCATAAAATCGGCAGGTACAGACGATTGGTCTACAATGGCAACTAGTTCATATAGATTGCAATGTAATCAAGTAAATAATGGTGCTTCTGCAGTAGACCCATCTTTGGTTAATAAAGGTATAAATGGAGACCTCGCATGACAATAGAAACACCAGAATTTCAAGGCACACATCTTTGGGATAGACTGTGTTGGGCAAAAGAAAAGCTAGAGCCACATAGAA